AATACAACACTATTGTAGACCTAAAATGGACACAGGAGCCTGCCATAGGGTCTCATGAGAGGCTATGATGTGGACACAAGAGCCCTATGAAGATAGTGTTGTCACGTAGGAGACATCTGTGTAAATAAATATCAAATAAAGCTTGACAAATGAGAAAAGAGGTATACAATACTCTATGAAGGTAATCCTTCCAAGAACTCAAATGAAGACTTTGTAGACAGGCTACTCAGTTAATACAGGAAGTTTCTAAGTGAGTTACTCTAATGTCTTCCTTCCTAAGTTGGACACAAGAGGGCAATAAGTAAGTATATACTTCATTTAGATTCTTGCTTATAAGTAAATTACATAGATCTCTAGAGTACTCATAGTAGTGGGTATCCCTATTGTTATCCCTTACTATTATTATCATCTCCACTAAGGACAAAGATGACACAGCAAGAAGAACCAGTCAAACGTAAAGCAGGAAGACCCAAGAAGGGTGAAATCGTAGCCAAGAAAAAAGGTAACAGGGAGTTACGTGGTCGTCCAGCTGGTGACAAGGCTATCATGGATGAGTACAAAGCTAGGATGCTTAACTCACCTAAGTCAGCTAGGGTCTTAGAGGCTATCTTCGATGCTGCCTTAGATCCTGAACACAAGGCCCAGAGTGCAGCATGGAAGCTGATTGTTGATCGTATCGTACCTGTATCTTCATTTGAACAAGTCAAACAAGGCGGCGGTATGCCGTCTATCTCAATTAACATTAGCTCTTTAGGCGCTACTCCTATAATTGAGACATTAGACGATGTAACTGATACAGAATATAGGGACGTAGAGTAATGGCTAATCTAAACTGGTCATTGCTTCCTTGGCAAGTAGAAGTGTGGCAAGATCCTCATCGTTTTAAGGTCATCGCTGCTGGTCGTCGATGTGGTAAATCAAATCTCTCAATTAAAAAAATTATTGCTGCTGGCCTTGAAGCTCCTGCTGGCTCTGCTGTTTTGTATGTTGGACCCACGCAGTCTCAGGTTAGACAGATTGCTTGGGAAGCTATTCTCGAACAAGGCAGGGAAGTAATCAAGTCTGCTCATGTGAACTCGTTAGACATTACCCTTGTCACGGGCGTAAAGATTCATCTGCGTTCAGCTGAGAACCCTGATACCCTTCGCGGTCTGAAGCTACACTTTGCTGTTATCGATGAAGCTGCGTTTATCAAGGATGACAACCTCTGGTCAAGGATTATCCGTCCTGCCTTGTCTGACTTGAAAGGTGGGGCTTGGTTTATCAGTTCTCCTAGTGGACGTAACTGGTTCTATGATTTGTACAAGGTAGGTCAAAATCAGGAAGACGTAGATTGGAAGTCGTGGCATAAGACTACTTTTGACAACCCAACTATTGACCCAGCTGAGATTGAGTCAGCTAAAAAGACATTAAGTTCCTTCTCGTTTAAGCAGGAGTTTTTAGCCAGTTTCGATAACGCTGGTCAGGATGTCTTTAAAGAAGAATGGTTAAAGACTAAACCTGAACCCGCTTATGGTGAATATGTCGTAGCAATCGACTTGGCTGGCTTTGAGGAAGTAGGTAAGAACCCTAATGCTTCTAAGTCTAGATTAGATGAATCTGCTATTGCTATTGTAAAAGTAGAAGACAACGGGGACTGGTGGGTCGAGAAGATTGAAGCAGGACGTTGGGACATTAAAGCCACAGCGTCTAAGATTCTCGCTGTTATCCGCGACTACCGTCCTATTGCTGTAGGTATTGAGAAGGGGGCGTTGAAGAACGCTGTAGCTCCTTTCTTAAATGACTTGATGCGTAAAAACAATGTCTACGTGCATATCTCTGACCTAACGCACGGTAATAAACGAAAGCAGGATCGTATTGTCTGGTCATTACAAGGTAGGTTTGAACATGGACGCATCTCGTTCAATGAGGATGTAGATTGGTCTGAAACCTTTGACCAGATTTGTATGTTTCCTACAGCAGGGGTTCATGACGATAGGGTTGATGCTCTCTCGTATATTGACCAGTTAGCTGTTACTAGTTACCAGCAAGACTACGAAGAAGATGATTGGGAACCCCTTGACATTACTTCCGGTTTCTGATATAGTACTTTTTAATGAAAATATGTATTAAGTGTTCAGAGACAAAAGATCTGTTTTCTTTCCATAAAAAGAAAGGAAGCGCTGACGGCTACCGTAACGTTTGTAAGGCTTGTCGTCAAGGCGAGCATGTGGAACGTTATAGTGAGTCCAAGGATGTCTGGAATAAACGTGCCATAGAGTGGCGAAAAGCCAACCCAGAGGCTGTAAAACAGATTGACAAAAAGTACCGAGAAGCCAATAAAGAGAAGCGAAACCAACAGTGCTTAGAATGGAAACGTGAAAATAAAGGACACGTTAACTACCTGAACTCTACTCGGTATGCTTCTAAGCTCCAAAGAACACCTTCTTGGCTTACAGAGCACGATTTGCTACATATTAAGTGTTTATACCAAGTGGCTGCTATGAGGTCACGTGAAAGCGGACAAGAGTGGCATGTAGATCATGTGATCCCTTTAAATGGCGAAACAGTAAGCGGTTTACATGTTCCCAGTAATTTACAGGTTATTCCTGCACTAGATAATTTAAGAAAGTCTAATATTTATGGCATTTGAGAACAATGAAGGCTCTCCTTGGGAAGAGCCAACGGATTCTGACAAAGAACTTACACAGTTTGTTGTCGATCATTGTGACCGATGGCGCGACTATAGGGATACTAATTATCTCGACCAGTGGCAGGAATACGAACGAATTTTTCGTGGACAGTGGGCTGCCGAAGACAAAACACGCGAAAGCGAGCGCAGCCGTTTAGTTTCCCCTGCAACGCAGCAAGCGGTTGAAACCCGTCACGCAGAGATTATTGAGGCCGTTTTCGGACAAGGTGACTACTTCGACATCGAGGATGACCTCCAAGACGTTAACGGTAACGACATCGATGTAGAGCTTCTCAAAGCTCAGTTGATGGAAGACTTTGATAAAGATAAGATTCGTAAGAGTATCGACCAGATTGAACTCATGGCTGAGATCTACGGTACAGGTATCGGTGAGATCGTTGTTAAGGATGAAGTAGAGTACAAACCGGCTACTCGTCCTATCCCCGGCGTACAAGGTCAAGCTGCTATTGGTGTCTCTGAGAACCCACGTACAGCAGTTAAGATCGTACCTGTTAACCCTAAGAACTTCCTGTTCGACCCTAACGGTACATCCATTGAAGAGTGTATGGGTGTTGCCATTGAGAAGTACGTATCCATGCATAAGATCGTCAAGGGCATGGAAGACGGTATCTATCGTAAGGTAGACATTGGACCTATGTACTCTGAGGATAGCTTGGAAGCTACTCAGGAGTCCGCTCAGTTCAAGGATGACAAGGTTAAGCTCCTGACGTACTACGGCCTAGTGCCCCGTGAGTACCTCATGCAGCTTGAGAACGAAGGTGCTGAGGTTGTAGACCTCTTCCCTGAAGACTCCACAGCTGATGACTACGCTGACTTGGTGGAAGCTATTATCGTTATCGGTAATGACTCGATGCTCCTGAAGGCAGAAGAGAACCCTTACATGATGAAGGACCGTCCTGTTATCTTGTATCAAGACGACACAGTTCCTAATCGTTTGTTGGGTCGTGGTACGGTCGAGAAGGCCTACAACATGCAAAAGGCAGTGGACGCACAGATCCGTAGCCATTTGGACTCGTTGGCCCTCACAAGCGCTCCTATGATCGCTATGGACGCTACTCGTCTACCTCGTGGTGCTAAGTTTGAAGTGAAGCCTGGCAAGGCTATCCTCACTAACGGTGCTCCTCAAGAGATCTTGTTCCCGTTCACCTTTGGTCAGACAGGTACAGGCAACTTAGCTACCTCTAAAGAGTTTGAGCGTATGCTTCTCCAAGCTACAGGTACTCTAGACTCTCAAGGTATGGTGTCTTCTGTATCTCGTGACGCAGGTCAAGGTGGTATTTCGATGGCTGTAGCCTCGATTATCAAGAAGTACAAACGTACTTTGACCAACTTCCAAGAAGATTTCCTGATGCCTTTCATCAAGAAGGCTGCTTTCCGTTACATGCAGTTCGATCCTGAGCGTTACCCCTCAGTTGACATGAACTTCGTGCCTACAGCTACCTTGGGCATCATGGCTCGTGAGTACGAACAACAGCAGTTCATTGCTTTGTTGCAGACTCTTGGCCCTAATACCCCTGTTTTGCCTGTTATCTTGAAGGGTATCGTTGCTAATAGCTCTCTGAGCAACCGTTACGAGATGATGGCTGAGCTGGAGAAGATGTCACAGCCTAATCCAGAGCAACAGCAGATGCAAATGATGCAACAACAGCTCCAGTTGCAGACAGCACAGGCTCAGTTGGCTCTCTTGCAAGCTCAAACAGCTGATAAAGCTGCTAATGCTCAGCAAACACAGGTTGAGACACAGATGATGCCTGTTGAACTGCAAGCAAAGATGGTTCAAGCAGCTTCTACTAACCTGAATCAAGGTGACGACTTCGAACGTCGCTTGAAACTAGCTGATTTGATGCTCAAAGAGAAGAATGTGAACCTAAAAGTAGCAGATATTGCCTCAAACGAACGCATCGCTGCTATGCAAATGGTAAATAAGCAAAATAAATTACAATAAAGTACTCATAAGGGGTTGACAATTAGACAAATATAGTTTAAAGTTCACCCTTATTAACTATTAGGTTCTCCAAATGGATAAAGAACTACAAGATTTTTACGAGAATGCTTTTTCCATGATGTCCACTGAAGGGTGGGCTGATTTGATGGAAGACATTGAACGTGTAAAGAATAGCTACGACAAACTATCTGCTGTCACGGAAACACACCCATTAGACTTTCGTCGTGGACAGCTGGATATTTTGAACTGGTTATACGGCCTGAAAGGGTTGTACGAGAAGGCATACGAAGAAATTCAACTACAAGAAGAGGAGTCACATTAAATGGCTCGTCGTATATTTGAATTTTTATGTGCTAACTCACACCGTACTGAGTCTTTAGTTGACGACAGTGTGCAGCACCTACATTGTAGTAAATGCGGCGCTGAAGCAGCGAAGATCATCAGTGCAATACGATTGAATTTAGAAGGTTGTACGGGCTCTTTCCCAACTGCCTCTGATTCATGGGTTCGTAAGCGTGCTGAAAAGCTTGCCCAAGAACAAAAAGCTAATTCCTAATTAGCGTAAGCGAACTCATAAGCTGTAAAGCCGAGTTTATTTTAAAGACTCCTAGAACCACGATAGTGGCAGGAAAGGGACGATATGTTAGTTGACAATGAAGAAGAGATGCAAGGTAGTTTTGACCAAGTAGGCGCTACTGACAACACTGAGCAAGTTAATACGGAAGCTGTAAAAGCCGAAGAACCTGAAGTCAAGGTCCCTGAGAAATATCAGGGTAAATCTGTAGACGACATTATCCGTATGCACCAAGAGGCTGAGAAGCTCATTGGTAAGCAAGCTCAAGAGGTCGGTGAGGTACGCAAACTTGCTGATGAACTGATTAAGCACAATCTCTCTGCTAAGCAACAAACTGTTGTAGAAGAGCCTGAAGTAGATTTCTTTGAAGATCCTCAGAAAGCAATTCGTAACACGGTCGATAAACATCCGGATGTACTCGCAGCGCGTCAAGCGACACAAGAGTTCAAACGTATGAATATTCAACAGAAACTAGCTCAGACACATCCTGACTTTCAACAGATTGTTCAAGATGCTGGCTTCTCAGAGTGGGTAAAAGCCTCTCCGATTCGCTTAGGTTTGTACGCTAAGGCTGATGGTGAATATGATTTTGACAGTGCCAATGAGTTGTTGTCTACCTTTAAACAGTTGAAGCAAGTTCAGACTAAGCAAGTCGCTGCTGTGGATAATACAGCGCGTCAGCAGTCACTCAAGGCAGCAAGTGTTGATACAGGTGGTACAGGTGAGAGTTCTAAGAAGGTCTATCGGCGAACCGACCTTATTCGGCTAAAGATGACAGACCCTGCACGTTATGAAGATTTGCAACCAGAGATCATGGCGGCTTATGCAGAAGGTCGAGTCAAGTAAAAACACTATTCATTTAATCAAGGACTTTTTAAAATGGCACTCGGTACTAATCACGTAACCACTACTACAGCAGCTAACTTCATTCCAGAAATTTGGAGTGATGAAATTGCAGCTGCTTATAAGAAAAACCTCGTTGCTGCGAACCTCATCAAGAAGATGTCGTTCAAGGGCAAGAAAGGTGACACCGTTCACATTCCAGTTCCCACTCGTGGTTCTGCGTCTGCTAAGGCTGCTTCGACTCAAGTTACATTGATCGCTGCAACTGAAGGCGTTGTGGACATCTCGATCAACAAACACTATGAATATAGCCGTTTGATCGAAGACATCGTTGAAGCTCAAGCTCTCAGCTCTATGCGTCAGTTCTACACTGATGACGCTGGTTACGCTTTGGCTAAGCAGATTGATGGCGACATCATCCGTTTGGGTCGTTTGGCTAACGGTGGTTCTACTGGCGCTCGTTACGGCTCTGCCTTCATCGGTGGTGACGGTACTACAGCGTTTGATTACACTGCTAACACCAACACTGGTAACGCTTCTGCTTTGACTGATGCTGCTATCCGTCGTACTATCCAACGCTTGGATGACTCGGACGTTCCTATGGACGGTCGTTTCTTCATCATCCCTCCTTCAAGCCGTAACACCTTGATGGGTTTGGCTCGTTACACTGAGCAAGCATTCGTTGGTGAAGCTGGTTCTGGTAACACCATCCGTAACGGTGAAGTGGGTAACTTGTACGGCATGGGCGTGTTCGTGTCTAGCAATGCTGACTCTGCTTCCGCTACTGCTGCTTACCCTGATTCTGGCACAGCTATCGCTCGTGTCTGTTTGATGGGTCACAAGGACAGCTTCGCTTTGGTTGAGCAAGTCGGTATCCGTTCACAAACTCAGTACAAACAAGAATACCTCGGTACTCTGTTCACTGCTGATACATTGTACGGTGTTGGCGAGTTGCGTGACTACGGTGCGGTTGCACTGGTTGTTCCAGCTTAATAGCTAAACTGAAGGGGTTCCTCACAAGGGAACTCCTTTGGCTTATCTGATTAAAGGTATAAATAAAATGGCTAAGTATAAGTGTTTGATTAGCGGTAATGTGATTGAGTTCACTAACCAAGTGGATATTGACTCTATGGTTGGTCACGAAGGCTACGTTAAGTTGGAAGAAGAGGCTGTTAAGACCCCTGCGTCAGCCAAAAAGACACCTGTTAAGGCTCAATCTACAAAAGAGGCTGAATAACTATGGCAATTTACAGGGGTAATGGAGGTAGTGTAGAAGGTATCACAGAAGCTGATATCTTGCTTATCGCTATCTCTCAAGGTGGTACAGGAGCTACTACGGCCTCTGGAGCACGTACTAACTTAGGTTTAGGCACTGCTGCTACAACTAATGCCATAGCTTACGCCACGGCTGCTCAGGGTACTCTTGCTGACTCAGCTACTCAGCCCGGTGACTTGGCTACAGTGGCTACCTCAGGCTCATACAACGACCTAACAAACAAGCCTACTATTCCAGATACTTTGGATAGCTTGACTGATGTGGTCATCACTAGTGCCACTACAGGTCAAGGCTTGCAGTTTGATGGTGCTAATTGGGTGAATAGCTCAGCTGGTTCAGGTACTGTTACTTCGGTTGATATGTCTGTTCCTACAGGTTTGTCTGTCTCAGGTAATCCTGTTACTACTACTGGTACTCTAGCTGTTACTTATTCAGCTGGTTATGCTATTCCTACGACAGCTAAGCAAACTGAGTGGGA